GAGATGGACCCGTCTCACATGCGCGAAGAGCGGCGACAGAACAGATACTGGGATAGGTAGTGCGCCAGGCGGGTTTTAAGGCCCGCCTGACCGCCTTGCGTGAGGTGGGAGCTAGTTGGGTAGCTGCGGGGCTCCTGAAGGCGTCTGTGAGGCTTCCATGAGCTTTCTGGTCAGCAGCATTACAACGTCGAATGTAGTCCAGTTTTCGGATGGTTCATTTGGACGGCCTTGCAGGCGACAGAAGGCGTCCCATAAATCGGGACGGGCGAGGTGGCAGGGCTGGAAGGCTTCAAGCTGCATTTTGCTTTTAGCCTTCTCGGAAAGCCTCTTTTCGGCAAGAATGCCAGCGGTCAGGATTTCGTACTCGCGTTGCAGGGCGCGCGTGGAGCGATGGCCTTTCTTGGCCTTTTCAAGCTTGGCTTTGATGGCGTCTCGGCATTCCTGGAGGGTCATTGTCCAAACTCCCGGTCTGTCATGTTGCGCTTTTTGGCGAGGCCGCCTTTGACGCCGCTTTCGGACGCCTTAGACTTGTCGATCGAATAGGTGCGCTTGTCCGCCGGGACGGCTTGCCCACCCATGCGGGCAATCTGCGAGCGTAGTTCTGGGCTCAGGCAAGCGAAGCCTCTGGGTTTCTTGGTCTCTGACATGGTTTGCCTCTTGTGCGATGATGTAAGGTGGACGACGCGCCGGGAAGCGCGCCGCCTGGGTTATGGGAAGAATGGGAAGGACGCGCACTAGGCGTCCTCGCTTTCGTCTTCGTCTTCCTCCGCATAGGCTTCCATGAGGTGCTTGGCGATTTCCTGCCAATTGACGTCCGACAGGAACGCAAGCGCATAGTCCAAGACAAGGCCTTTGCCTTCCATTTCCATGAATTCTTGCGTTTGTTCCTTCAAAACGTCGGCGAATTCGTAGAAGTCATGCGGACGCCTGCCCATGATGTCACGCGGGCTCTGGCCGTCGTACATCTCCAGGTGAACCCGCCAGGTGGCATAATTCGTCCAGCCATTGTATGAATTGCTCATTGTTCGTCCCCATTGCTGTCGTTCGCCATTATGGCGCCCGGTGACGCCCCCCGTAGGGGGCGCTGCGAGGCGTCACGCCGCTTGTGAGACGCTGGACGCAATGACGCCTGCCCACATAGGGGGAACGGTCATAGCTTCGCTCATGCGATGCGGCATTAGAACCCCAAAGGCGTCTAATCCGCTTTCAACGGGGAGCCAGGTCACAAGCGCAGGTGACTGCCCATTGTGCGCAATTTTGATCTGCGCAGACTTGTCGAACATGCGGGCCGCCTTGAGGAACAGCGCGGGATAAGCAGCGTCGAATTGCGCGGCTACTCCCGACACGCTGGACGGGGAAACACGTCGCCAGTCTGGAAAGCTTGCGTCAATCGCCCCGTCTGCATAGGTTGCGCCGCAATATGTTATCGTGATACGTCCTTTGTCGACGTAAAGTTCGCAAACGTCCAGGTACTTGGAAAGCTTTATCCGATCAATCAATTCGATCGGCACGATTGTATCGGGCAATTCGCTATCAAGCGGCTCGTCCAAGCTTTGACGCAAAGCAGTCAGATAATGGCCGTTAGTCGCGACCATTATGACGTGATCCGACCGAAACTGTAGGTTGACGCCTTTCAGGTAGTAGCGTGTTTCCTCTTTGGAACAGAACAGCGCGACGGCCTTCAAAGCTTTAAGATTGATAATCATGGCATTAGTCCCCTAATTGTGCGGCATTGCACACTGGAGCCGCCCGTAAGCGGCTCGGATTTGCAATGTTAGCCAGGATAGGCCAAGCCGGGATATTCTGGGAGCTTGGCAACAACATTGTCCAACCAAGGATCATGAGGACGCTTGGCGACGCTAACGCCCCGACAACCGTGCTCAGCGCTTGCACCACCACAACTGGGTTTGCGCAGTTCACGAACGGCATTGTCAATCCGAGGCGCGAACCATTGCCAATCATCCATGTTCATTTGAGCGATAGCATCCCTCATTTGAGCCCGCAGACTACCAAGGCCGGTTGCCTCGAAATAGGCTGGACGATATTGGCCTAGAAAGTAGATTGATCCGCTGTAAACCTTAACCATTGTGTCCCCCTGGATGTTAGATGAAGAGCATTGCTACAAGTGCGCCACATGTGGCAGCGCACACGGTTGTAAGGATTAGCTCGATTGCGGTTTGCATCACGCCACCTCGCAAGCTTTGCCTGTAGACGGATCAATGGTGACGTTTACCAGGGTGATCGAAAACTCGTTTACCTGGTATCCCTCGTCAAACATCTTGCGGGCGAAATACTGGATGATTTCGCTATCGCCGCTCCACTTGCAAAACAGACCGTCAAAGGCCGGAGCCCCAAGCTTGGCGACGTGAACCGGATTAGTCCGTAGAACGGTAGCTTTTTTATAAACTTGCATCGTCAGTCCCCGTATTGTCTAGGTTAACTTGTCTACCAGGTAACTGATTTGCTTCCTGGTATTCATGTATCTTATTAGCATGAATTCTATGGCCAAGCTAATTCGTAACCCATATCTATGTAGAAACACCATAATGGGTCTTAATGATATTAACTTAAACGTGACAACAATTGAGGCCCCCTATATATATTATATACATATAAGCTGTGTGTTATATATGATACTACATAAGATACAGGTGCTTTGAGCTTTTGGAATAGGTGCGTGAGATATTATCACACCCCGCGCTCTGTGAGTTTTTGGAATGGACATGGGTAACATGTGTGAACACATAAACCACACACTGATGACGTGTAATAGCTATAACCACAGTGCACGGATGGTAAACGTGTAATTACACAGATGTGACGTGTACAAAGGGAAAGTGGATGGGTCCACGAGCTCTGTGAAACGTGCACCCCACATCGCGCTTCCCCCAAAAATTATCTGGACATTGTATATTATTACAGTATGATTGCGTAAATAATGTTTGAGGATTAAACATGCAGATAGAACCTGGTGTGCCCATGAGGGGTTACACCACGCGTCCCCCGAAGTACCGGTTCCCCTTGGCGGAGATGGAGGTTGGAGACAGCTTCTTCGTGGCCTATGGGAATATGGATGCGAAGTCTTTCTTGCAGACCTCACGCAGCTTGATCAGCCGGTATGGGAAAATGTACGGACGCAAGTACGCAACCCGGCGGCTGGAGGACGGCTTCCGAGTTTGGAGGATTGAATGAAAGACCTTCTCAAACAGAGCGCGTCCCAAATCCGCTATCGCGACGGCTACACAATTCACAGCAGCGCCCGTGACATAGCGGAGGCTGCTTTGAGGGAGTTGAAGGACGGTGACGTTGATCCAGTTGGGCTGCGCGACACTTCGGATGGCATTAAAACAACGGTAGCAAAATGGTTGGAAAACAACCTTGAGGTCGGCAATGAAAAAGCTTAAGCGTTGGCTCTTGTGTTCGACCAGCCTGACGCCAATCATGGGTCTGATGAAATACTGAAATGTCGCGGGGTAGAGAAGGGGTATCTCGTCACGCTCATAACGTGAAGGTCGCAGGTTCAAATCCTGCCCCCGCAAATTGCACTACGCAGAACGAAACACTTAGAGGTTCAAATCGTTCCGGATGCGCCAACACACGAGGGACCATGACGTTCAACCTGAAGCACTTCTACCACTTCTGCTCTCAGCTCAAGATTGAGACCAAGGAGCAGGGCCTTCGGAAGTTGGACAAGCTTCTGGGAACGCAGACCTATGTGATGAACGAAATTGCCAAGGGGCTGGAGGATGACTGCCATTTTTACGTTATTCTCAAGGGTCGCCAGTTGGGTATCACCACCATTAGCTTGGCTCTTGATCTGTATTGGACTTTTACTCATCCAGGTTTACAGGCCACTCTGACAACTGACACCGAAGAAAACCGTGACATGTTTCGCACGACGCTGGCGATGTACATGGACGAGTTGCCCAAGGAATACAAAATCCCGCAGATCACTCACAACAGGAACTCGCTGAGCCTGCGCAATCGGTCTCGCCTGTTTTACCAGGTGGCCGGTCTAAGGGCCAAGGGAACGCTTGGGCGCGGTAAGGCTATCACCTTCCTGCATGGAACAGAGACAAGCTCCTGGGGCGACGAGGAGGGCTTGGCGTCCCTATTGGCGTCTCTTGCAGAGACCAACCCCGACCGCCTCTATATTTTTGAAAGCACGGCGCGCGGGTTCAACATGTTCCATGACATGTACACCACCGCCAAGAAAGCCAAGACCCAGCGGGCAATTTTCTGCGGATGGTGGCGCAACGAATTTTATTCCGTCGATCCCGAGTCCTCCGTCTACAAAACTTATTGGGACGGCAGGCTGACCGGCGAAGAGAAGGAATGGAACCGCGACATCAAGAAGATATACGGCTTTGAAATCAACTCACGGCAAATCGCCTGGTGGCGGTGGAAGCTGCACGAGGGGATCAAAGACGACGCGCTCATGTATCAAGAATTCCCGCCCACGGAAGACTATGCTTTCGTGATGACGGGCTCATCGTTCTTCTCTAACGCCAGATGCTCAGAGGCCGCCCGTGTCGCCAAAAACAAAAAGTTCGACGCCTACCGATATTCCTTCGGATCAAACTTCCAAGACACCGAAGTCCTCAAAAGCTCGGACAAGCTCGCCACGCTCAAAGTCTGGGAAGAGCCCATCGACACCGCCTACTACGTCATTGGGGCAGACCCTGCTTACGGAAGCTCCGATTGGGCGGATCGTTTTTGCATTCAAGTCTTCCGCTGTTACGCTGACGGCCTCGATCAAGTCGCTGAGTTCGCCACAAGTGAGCTCAATACTTATCAATTTGCCTGGGTCATTGCCCACCTTGCTGGAGCGTATAAGAATTCTACACTTAACCTGGAAGTTAACGGCCCCGGCCAAGCCGTCATTAACGAACTCAGAAACTTGAAACGGCAGGCCGTCTCTATTGGCGGGGCGACCGGCAAGGGTCTGATGCACGTTCTTAGTTCGATGACTAACTATATCTGGCGCAAGAACGATACGCTGGGCGGCATCTCCAACTCTATCGGCTGGCTGACCACGCAAGGTTCCAAAGAACGGATGATGAATTACACCAAGGATTATTTTGAGCGGCAGATGATGACCGTCGTCTCAATGGAAACCTTGGAAGAAATGAAAGGCATCGTCCGCGAAGGTGGGTCCATCCACGCGCCGGGCCGTGGCAAGGACGACCGCGTGATTGCAATGGCGCTGGCCTGCGCAGCCTATGCAGAGCAGCTCCAACCCCGGCTTCTCATGGAGCGCTTGACGCGTCAGGTCTCAAACGCGCAAGAATGTATCACGCCGGAAGAACTATCGGTGGGCCGCAATGTCTCTACTTACCTCAAGCAGATTGGTATCTATGGGCAATGATGACAATTCTCAGCAAGGCGGAAATCTACCGCCAGATGGAACGGTTCTGGAAGGACCAGGACAAGACGCTGAGCATTGCCATGTTTGCGGAGCTGTCAGGATTAAGCATGTCGCTTCTCAAACGCGTGTTCCACATCAAGGACACCCCCATGAGCGAGCACACCCAAATCGCCGTGAGCCGAGCGCTGGAGCGTATGACCCGTGGCGACGTGGTAATGGTCTATGATAAGGGTAACAAACGGCGGTTGATCTACCGGCAGGAACCCCGGCCCAGATTAGCCAAAAGTATGAACCTGACAACTGACGGCGGAAAGATCGCCTTGAGAGTTGGGATCAAGAACAAGTCAGACTACTCTAAGCCTAGTTTTGATGAACAGTTCAACAAGTAAGGGGATGTTATGGCTATCATGCGCGACTACAAATGCCCTCGTCACGGTTACTTTACCGGCTGGGAACCCGTCTGCGACGAAGGTTGCACAGACGTGGCTCAGGTCATTCTGCGAGCCCCTACCATGCGGGACTCAGTAATTGGTGGCCGCTCCAGGCGCAATGACACCAACATCAAAAAACTTGCCAGCGATTTCAACATGACGGACATTAAGTCCACCAAAGAAGGCGAGCACCAGACCGGCTACTTGGCCCGAAACAACGCCCCCGTCCCCGAACAACCCCCTGCTGACCGACCCGGCAGCGCCGTTATGTGGGGAGAGGCGGGCAAATACAACATGCAGAGTATGCTTGGCGGCATGGTCAAGCCCGTCAGAGACGAGCAAGTTGGCTTTTCTCCCAAAGATGCTAATCTCACGCGCGGACCAATGGCGGCCAGCTATTACGCTGACCACGACAACCTTAAGCTTGACAAATGATCATTCCAAAGGACGCCCACGACCGAGAGTCGTTCTACCAAGACCTGATCCGCAAGTGCCTGGTCTCTCGCGAGACCCGCCGCGCGGACTACTCCTCGTTGAAGTCCTACTATCTCTTCGGGTCTGCGCCCGAGGAGAGCCCTGCTCAGTACAACAAGATATTCCCGCACATCGACCAGCTCGTCAGCTTCCTCTATTCGGCTGACACCACGCGGTTCTCGATCAACCTGGGCGCTGCGGCCAACGAAGATCAGTACAGGTATATTCCTCGCCTTGAGCAGGCCCTGAACGACGAGTGGAACAATTCCAACGCCGACCAAGTGTTCAACACCGCGTTGACCTGGGCGATGGTTTACAATTCTGCGTTTATCAAGCTGGTGGTTTCTAATGGGGCTATTCATCCCTATTACATTGACCCCAGCAGCTTTGGCGTTCTGCGAGAAGACATTACCTACCTTGACCGGCAGGAAGCGTTTATCCAAAGCTACTACATAACTAAATCCGACCTGTTTGCTCGGCTTTACAAACATCCCAAGCGCGAGAGCATTGTTCAGCGCGTTACAACCTCTCAGCACGTTGAGGCTTACTCGCCCAACGGCGTAGACCGGATCATTCTGAGCCAAGTCGATCCGAACATGTACGGCAACGTCAATCTCAATCTCTACGGCCAGAACCGGATGAAGCCGGAAGTCGAAGAAGACACCGTTGAGATGATTGAACTGTACGTCTGGAACGATGAGACCAACGATTACCAGATTGTCACGCGCGCTGACCCAGACGTGATTATCTACGACCGCGAGAACGAAAAGCTCTTCCTGAAAGGGGAGAGCCCATTCATCCAGATCGCGCCAAACCCCATGCCTGATTATTATTGGGGCCAGTCTGAAGTTTCGCGCCTGATGTTCCTTCAGGACATGCGTAACAAGCGCATGAACGAGATTTTGGACCTGTTGTCCAAGCAAGTAAACCCGCCGACCGCCCTCACAGGCTTTACGGGCATCTTGGACGAAAAGAACTTCGCTCTGAACCGCGCTGGCGGCCTTCTGGCGAGCGATATGCCCAATACCAAGATTGAGCGGCTGGCGCCCGACCTTCCTGAAAGCCTTTACGAGCAAATCAGGGAAATTGACGCCATGTTTGCCGAGGCATCCGGCATTTCAGAGGTTCTGTCAGGCCGTGGCGAACAAGGTGTTCGTTCCGCTGGTCACGCTTCTCAGCTTGCTCGCCTTGGATCGTCCCGCGCTAAAAAGCGGGCGCTCATTGTTGAGAATTCGCTGGAGAAGCTGGCGACCCTCTACATGAAACTGATGCAAGCTTACGATGCAACCCATCTTACTGATGTTGAAGGGAAAAAGTTCATTGCTGAACAATTTACCCGTCAGTACGTTGTCAAGGTGGACGCTCACTCAAACAGCCCCATCTTCATGGAAGATATGCGCTCCCTTGCGTTCAATCTGTTTAAGGCTCAGGCTATTGACAAGGAGTCCTTGATTGATATGCTCGATCCACCAATGAAGCAGATGCTCAAGGAAAAGCTGAAGAAGGCCGAACAGATGAAGGCTCTTCAGCCGCCCGCTCCGCCTCCGCAAGGGAAAAAGGCCAATGGCTAGTCAAGGCCAAGTCAGAGTTGGTGATCAGCCCCGCGCTACAGGGCGTGATGTCTCTATGGCCGAAAAACCAGCATCTATACAATACCGCGTCTCTAATGTTAGAAATCTAGCGGGCCGTCCCATGACGCGCCCCGATAGAAATATGAGGAGAGCGTAATGTACAAGTCCGTAAAGCGGTCTCGTCGTAGCCGCCGGAAGTAAAGAGTTTTGGGGACGACCACACTAGCAGCAGGAGGCCATCAATGGCTCGCAAGGCTCGTAAGCACAAGCGCTAATTGGCGCTTTTCACCCGTCCCGCAACTTCCAGCTATGGAGGCGCACATGCGTCGCAAGGGTCGTAAGGCTCGTCGCTAACTAACATACGGGTTAGTCCCGTATAGCGACCATGAGTCGTTCCGAGGAGGGGCGGAACTAAAACAAACCCCTCCCTTGACATTTGTTTAAATTTCACAGCAGATGTCCGTGAATAGAGGTAAATCACATGGCTGATCAGGATATTATGGCTCTGATGCAAAGCCAACAGGACGGCGCTCCGCCTCCTGGGGTTGGTCCTGCTATGACCCCTCCCCCCATGCCGTCTCCCATGTCAACGCCCGAACCGAAACAGGGCCAGCGGGAAGCGGCGAT